GTATTGTCGATTGCCATATCGCTGCCGACCTGCACGTATGCCCACACGGCTGTCCCATCGGTGATGGATCCGCCAGTGCAGGTTGGCCCGCCAGACGAAGCTGTCGTACCTGCCGTGGTGCAGCGGTAAAGATTTCCGCTGTTTGTGCGGTGCTCTCCAATGATGACTGATACCGAAGCAACCCAGGCCATGGACACAAGCCCTTGGATGTGACAAGTAGCGCCTTGGTCAACGCTAAAATGGACTGCCTTGCCCTCGGCATCCGCCGCCAAATCCTGCCACGTACCAGATAGCGCTTTGGTGCCACCAGATGCCGCCGCCATCCAATCAGACGGGAGTATCTGTGTTACTAGCACCGTACCAGCCCTTGCCGCTGCGCAGTTGGCCGGGACGGATCCCGTGCGAATCGTCAGCGTCGGGGCCGTACCTGCTGTCGTTTCCATTGCGTCCAGCGCAGCGTTACGCACTGGTACCGAAAACTGAAAAGCCATGAAAGTCTCCTGTGTTCAGCGGCAAGGTCGCTGCCTTAGCTTTCCACCCACGCCTCATCTGCCACCGTGGCCGGATCATCGGCAGCAAACCGCCCACCCGTCACCCGTGCTCGCTTTCGCTTGGCGGAGCCGGTCAGCCCCGACTGGGATGCCGTCAATGGTTCGGCAGCGAGTTCCTGGGCTTGGGGCTCGGCTGCTGGTCGTTGTGGCTTTACGTTGTGGCCGTAGCCAATGGGGAAATTCATGGGGATAGATAGCAGAAAGGGCCCCGCAGGGCCCTAGGGGTCATCAACCGCTTAGCGGGTTACTCAGTTGGAACCAGGGCCACCGTGTTGGTGCCAACCGGCACAGCGGCGCCGTTGGTAACAGTTCCGGTCGCCGATGCTGAGGTGATGTTGGACTGGGTGGAGGTGTAGCTGAACGTGGTGGAGGTCACCTCTGTGATGGTGAAGGTGCCGTTCACCAGCGGGTTAGAGCAACCCACAGTGACAACCTCACCCACCAGCATGGTGTGAGCAGCCGCCAGGGTGATGGTCGCCTTGTTGCTGGCGAGCGCCACGTTGCTGATGGCCAGGTTGCCGGTGCCAGGGCGCACCCGGACCGCAGTCACCCGAACGTCACCAGTCAGCGAACCAGCGACCCGAACGGCATCACGGATCTGTTTGCCGCCGACAACGACTTCGTTGGGGTTGGATTGCCCAGTACCAATCGCAATCACGCCGATGTTGGCGTAGGCAGAGGCAGCGCTCAGGGCTGCGCCTTCGGCAACGTGAGCAGCCTGCAGGATGTAGCCGCCAGCGGAGTTGCTGGATTGGCCGAAGGCCACCAGCTTCCAGGTGTTCTGGGCTGCCAGGTTGGTGGTGAGCAACCGAGCGGCCCCGGTGCGGGTTTCGGCGGGACGGCCACGGGCACCGGCCTTGACTTCGCCGACCAATACGGTCATTGCATCCAGTAGATAGCCCCTTCGGGGGGCAAGTCCAGTTGCGCGTGCCATAACTCAGGAAATCAGAAAATGGATGGATGAATAGGGCAATGATCAGGCGGTCACCGCTGCATTGGTGATCCCGTAGGCGCGGGCAGCCGATCTGCCGTTCATGATCGCCAGGCCGATGGACCAGTCGATTCGCGTGCGGTCAACAGGAGCATCGGAGACTTCCCCGAACTCCTTGATGTCGATCCCGTAGCCACCGGCAGAATCAGGGCCCTGGATGCCGGTAACTTCCATGTCGCCATAGGACACGCAGTAGATACTGGTGCTGTTGGAAGTTTCGGTGAATCCCTGGATCTGTACGTTCTGGGCGTTGGTGTCAGTAACAACAATGCGGGCATCGTTGTAATAGGTGACCCGACGACCAAAGGCATCCTGCTCATAAGTCATGAACCCACCGATAGCGGAATTACGACTGGCAGCAGTAAGGCGCCGCCGCATCGTTTTGTTCATGTGCAGGATCTTGTTGTCCCCATCAACCGCATCAATCAGCTCATCAAGGCCAGTGAGCGGAAGGGCGCCGTTGATGTTGATAGCCTGGGAGCAGTCGGTCGGAAGCCGCTTCTTCAGGCCATCAAACGAGCGAGGATCAACCGCTGTATCGCCGTTGATCATGTAATCCTCAAATGTAAGGCGCATCGAGCGCACTTTCATTGTGATCTGATTAGCCCTTTCTTGCCGGCCCTTGTTCTTGATAATTTGAATATCCACGTCGATGTCTCCACCGAAGTAGGACAACCGTTCGTACTGCGGATTGATGACGCCATAGCTGGGGTCATAGGTTTCGTTTAGAGCACGAAAACCAACACCAGGCAGTTCATCTTCGGTGCCGTAGTCCAGGCCACCCAACACATTAGTGAAGGGCACCAAACTGATCATTTCGCTTTCAGCAAGACCGCGAACAATGGCCACCCGCTTCTGATTTTCATCAGTTTTGGCGGCCTCCAGAATAGTGAGTCCCATCGGGAAAATTCAGGTGAAGGTCAGGGGGGGTGGCATCACGCCGAAAGGTTCACCGCAGGGCATCACGCCGAGCTGTTTGATGTGGGACCGACTTAGGCATCACGCCATCAGTCGATCCCTGTTACCGGATATTTCCCGGCTTTCTAAGCCGTTAGCTGAAGGCTGTAGAAATCGCCTGGCCAGACGTCACGGTGAGTAGATCCACGCCGGACGCCATGCGGCCATCGCGCCCGGTGCGTGCCCCGCCACCGCTGCCCATGGCGGGCTCAAAATGACGGCCGTAAACGGGATCGGGTCGCAGGCGTTCAAACCATTTGACCGGATCAAACCGTCTGCCGGTTTCAGTGTCAATTTCGGGGTTTCCCTTGTTGTCCACTATCACCAGTACACCGTCTTCGGTGCGACAATTCGGCCCGAAGCGATCCCAGATCGAGTCAAAACCGGTACTGCCGTCAATTTCCGAGACTTCAAACGAGCCCTTGGCTTTCGCAAAGGCTTTCTCGGCTTGCTGTTTTACCAACTGCCTTTCACCGGCCTCGCGTACCGTCTGCAACTCAGTGGTGACACCCTCCAGTTGCTTGGCAAGCCGGGACTGCTGCTCGATCAGCTCCCGTCGCGCCTGCTCCTCCTTGGCCTTGGCTTCAGCCGCCCGCACCGCCTCAGGGTTGGTGGTGGACAGCTCCCGTAGCTGGGCTTCCAGGGCACCCATACGGCGCTCTTTTTCGCGGTTGGCCTCGCGCTCACGCTGCAGGGCATGTTTGACGCGGGAGAGGTCATCCCCCTCCCCATCCCCTTCGCCACCGCCAGGGGCGGGATCGGCAGTCCCTGCGGCGCCACCAGCACCACCCGCACCACCACCACCACCACCTTCGCTGCCACCTTCAGGGCTCTGGAGGGTGAACTGATCAATCCATCGTTTCTTCATGTGATCGGGGCATCACGCCCGCGAGCAACTACGTCTGCAGCTTTCCGGCTTAGCGGCGACGCGATGGCTTAGGCCGCTGGCGGCGCTGCTGCTCCCGTTCGGCGGCGGCCATGCGGTTGGCAAGCTGCCGGGTCTGGACGGTTTCGACCAGGGTTTCGAGAGAGTCGGGTTGGGGGTGGTTAGTCATCGGGGAAACTTAGTCCAGTTCCTCTATCTTTGGAGTAAAAAAACGAATAAGGCTGAGGATTCTCCGTAAATTTATTTGTTTGAAAGCGAAAATTTACAAACATAAATATTGTCTCATTTTGTGAGTTAATAACCTTTGCTTTGTTTGCCTCCATAACACTTGTCGCTCCGGCTTGTGACCTTTCAAGGTCTTCAACAAAACCATAGTACAAATAACCTCTTGTGCCTCCGTAGCTAACGGTTCCCGAAAAGGTTGTACTATCGCCTGGCTGAGGTTCGTTACTGTCAATAAAATAAATGGTCCATTTTGTTATGGGTCTTAAATAAAAAGAGTTTTCTATTAGCTTGTTGGTTGCTCCACTTGCGTAGGTAGTCAAATCTGCCAAATTGGGCACTAAAGAAGCAAATTCTTTAACTTGGTCCTGATCGCTTGCGGAGTTAGACCATATAAACAAAAAACCTTCAGCATGATTTATAGGATACAATTCATTCTCAGAAATGTCTGCACCGAAAGGTGCCTCCAAGTCTCGCGATTGCGTAGGTAGCTGAAATTCAAGCAATTTTAACCTTGTCGGTGTGTAATTACTTGGGTAACCATTTGCTTCTCCAGGTTGATATTTGTTTATATAAAACGAGTAGTCAATAGCCGCACTTTGTTTAGAGCCTGTTTGTCCTGGATTAATATTTTGCTTTGTTAGTTCATCAATCAGCCAAAAGTCAGTATAAGGTGCGGACCGTAAACTATTCACAAAAGCAATATAGGGAGTTTTCCCCCCACCAATAAAACTCGGCTCCTCCCACCGCTGCTTCGCCAATATCCCATTATCCACCTGCATCACCCGCCGCAATTCCTTGCCCTTTTCCGGCTGCCGCTTCTGTTTCTCCGCCCGGTTCTTCAGAATCCGCGCCCGCACCAGATCCAGGATCTCCCACGGCACCGGATTGATATCAACGATCAGGCTCATCCTTGCGCCAGTAGCAAGGAATAGCTCTTGCTCTGGCCTGACTGCAGCGTATCTGGTGTCGGCAGCAGGATCACCCGATCAGGGTAGGTGCGGTTGTCAACCTGCAACACGATGGCGTCATAGGTGAACCCAGCTCCGGTAGCGGTCAGTGCCATGGTCAACACTGGCAGCTCATATCGTGCGTTGCCGCTGTTCCATGCGCCAGTTCCGATGGTGCCTGTCACCTCTGCGTAGCCATTGCCAGCCGCCAGCTTTACTGCGTTCCACGCGCTCATCAGGCTGGCTTGTGTAAGCACAACCCCGTTGCGATAGGCCAACAGCATCTTGTAGCTCTTGCCTTCGTAGGTGAGCTGCGCCTGCTTGGCCAGCGCGTCCGGCGAGATCAAAACGTTCATAGATACCCCTGCCTACCTGAGCTTTCCATCACGAATCAAGCCGGAGCCGGTAGCGGGATCTCCCATGTTCTGGCGGCCCATGTCATCGTGCTGGCGCTGCTTGCCAGGTCAACGCCGTTGTCTACGCAGCACACCAGCTCGTCAACTGAAGACGCCCCGCCGCGCGAGCGGTAGACTACCAGTCTACGCGCCGTGATCGTGCTATTCGGCCAGGTGGCAGCGCTGGTCGTGACCGTTAACTTTGGAGGTGTTGAGGCGGTGTCAAGGGCCGCGGTCAAGGTTACGGTGACGCCCCCGGCGGTGTAACCGGTGCCCGTTACCTCATTGGTGACGTTGCTGCGTTTGGCGTGGGCATTGCGGTCTTCGGTGTAACCCGAAGTAGTCAGCATCGCCTTGTATGTATGCGTGGTGTTGCAGTTCCCGCTCAAAACGTCTAGCGGGAAACTGCTGTAGACGATTGACGCCATGACTACGGGATCGGTTCCCTTTAGCTTTCCCGGTCCCTAGCTGATTGAGTATGGCGCAGTGGGGGGCGTGAAGCTGGCAGTATGCAAGCATTCGCTGAGAATTATTACCTCATCCATATTCCCGTAGATTCGATTAGATGTGCCAGCGTACCCAGCACCTATGGTATCTATTGATATGCTACCTGAGAATGTTACGGTTGCAAGCAGGTTCCCGTTAATGAACAATCTAACGGTTGCCCCTTGCCTCGTTAGCTCGTAATGGTCAAAAACTCCAGAGCTTAGGCCGGACAAATAACTATTGATGCGATTCCATAAGTAGGCATTGCTGT